CGTACCAAGGTTAGTAAATTGAGACTGCAAAACAGACTTGATTAATCTCAAATGTTGATCGCCTTCTGAAACAGGGTCTGTCCCTAAAGGGTTAGTAGAGCTAAGCTGTGAAATATATGTTGCTGATTCTATTCCCATTTAATCTCTCCTAACTTAACTCAAAGATGCCATTGGCATTTGGAGTTACAGTCAACGTGTTGTCTTGCGTCAAAGTAAAGTGGGAGGTAGATAGCTTGGAAAAGCAAACCAAAGCTCCTCCAGACTTATAGATAATAGCGTATTTAATATCTGCTATATCTCCAGCAGTAGCCGTCCAAATAACTGCTGTGGCATCCCATCTGTACTTATTCGTTGCTGTCGAAGCCCATGTCCTTCCAGATACGGACACTCCGCCAGTAACATAGCCATTACCATTCGCCACTTCATTTGCGATAGACGCATAAGTAGATAACGCTACATTGTTAGCATTGGTACTAGCGCTATTAGTAAATAATGCCAATCTGAAATTAGGAGTCGCAGCGTCTAAATCGAATACCGCATTTCCTAACTTTTCTTTAAAACTATTGTAAAAACTCCATGCAGTAGCCGCCATTTATGCTGCCTCCTTTAATGCTTCCGGGCTTCGTACAATGTGGGATATCAAACCCTCACCGTGAATTATCATATCGTAATGGTCCCCGGTGGCGCTGACCATTTGAACGAATTCCTTCGCTTGATGATAATGCGCTACCGTACACAAAAATTGTTTTCCAGCAACATGAATCTCAATCTCCTTTTCATCGTTATTCTCTGGTTGAGAATAAGCGTGATGGTCTTCCATGATGCAACTATCAAATCCAAAAATCTCAAATTTTGGAAACCCAAGTAATCTAATTAAGTGAATAGCTCTTAAAGTTACTGTAGATCCCCCTAGTATAGGGAAATAATCTTTATGAATTTCCCCATACGCCTCATCTAAAATATCTTTATACTCTTCCTGTCCAGCGGTATGCCAAAGATAGGCATCGTATCCATCTAATTTATCAAGCACAGATGGATGACACTGAGACGCTATAAAGTATTTACACTCTTTATGCGGAGGATCAACAAACCTGTTGTTGAATTCTCTGCTGTCCAACATAACAAAAGCGGCTGGCCTTATTCCGTTTTCCATACAATACTTATAAGAACCATTAACTGTTATAACCGGCATCCCGTCCTTATGTTTCTCTTTTAATAAATCAAAAGTAGCCTTCAAGGATGGGCCGCCTACTACTAACGCAACAGTTTTATCCCATTGCGTTTCATAAGGAATAACTTGAGGAACTCCTTTCTTCAAGTTAGCTTCCATATTTTTTCTTATGTCTTCTTTATCTGCATTTACAGCGCAGAATATTTCTGGCACTGGAATCATCTCCGGCCCTATCGAAACAGAAGGAGCGTGAGAATCTACAGAGATAGTAAGAGTCATTGCTTTTTCTTTCTCTCCAATGGACCGGGTAATAACCACCCTAAAATCATGGGAATCAGAACGATTCCAATGAGATAAAATCCACCCATTTCCACAATTCCGCCCAACAAGGTCCAAAAATTATCAGGGGCGCAACTAGCTGCTGTAGGCATGTCTCCTCCTTTCGATGGACTCATCACGTCCGCAATCACACTTGTCACAGAGGCACCTCCCGCTGCCGCCAGTAACACAGGAGCAGTCCCCGAGGTCGCAATCGATGCAATCGCACCCGCTCCGAGAGACCCCGTCCCTATCAGGGCTGCTTTCTTTAGGCTGGTACATCCGGCAAGGCCGAACCACCAAAGAATAACTGCCATACAGCGGACACAATAATTATAGCAATTATTGCGGCTAACGCTTTGTTTTTCATAACCCATTCTTTGAGCATTTAATTTATCCCCTAGACTCTGCATTTTTAGAAAGATCCATGTTAACTTCTATTACATCCTTTGTTCTCAAACTACAAAAAACCGCATTCTTCCAAACGGAAAATCCGATAAAAGAATCTTTAGCAGTTGAGTAATATTTACTATACGCCTCCAATAAAAATTGAGAATGCTCTGGAATTTCAACACGACAAATTTCTATTTCGTCTTTTACCATTTCGTTCAACTTATCTAACCCTTCTGAAATTACTTGAAGGTCATCCTGACTTCTAATCCCTTTGCTCCCGTTGATATAGAATCAACATCAATCCTTAAAACATCTGCAGTAGCTACTGTGTTAGATGCGCTTATAACTGGTTGAGTCCCCGACGTGCTTGAATCACTCTCCGAAACTTCTATTGATACTGCTGTTGTAAGCATATCAACAGTGTCTGTTTCATTATAAAGCATTACTGTAGTTGTTCCAGAACTTCCCACAGTAAATACATGCGCTGCTATAGAATTCAAAGATAATCCATCCAACGTGCTTGGAACCACCATTCTTGTAATTCCGTCTCCTACATATATTTCAAGAGTGTCTGGCAACGCCTTTAGAGCCATAGCTCTTTCAATAAAGCTAGAGTTACTAGCTAGTATTTTCTTTGTCGTGTTTGATGCGGCATCAAGGTACAGTATAAAATCTGTACTCTTATCCATAGTTACACCAGTAGCTGCAACATTTTGTATTAACTCTATCTTGCCGTCATTAATATTTATAAAGTTATCATCTACCTGATCATGGGTAAGCGGAGAACCTTTACCCGCTCTTGTAGTAATACTTGCCATAATTAATCTATCTCTGTGTATCCGTCAACCCAATAATAGGGCTGCACATACGGGAACTTTGTGTCGTAGGCTCCTTGATTTGAACCCCTCTTCTCATAAAACCTACGTCCATTAGTCATTTGGTACGCTACTCTTCGTGGGCTATAAGAACGTCTACTGCCTATTCTGAATTTCCTAGCCATTAATAAGTAGCCTCTTTCGATGGTTCCAAACTTCTATAAGATCGCGTTATCGGCGGTGTTGGGTCCATGTCATAAATTCTAGACATCGCATCTAAGAAATCAGGATGGACAGTGGGGAATAAGTTGTATTCATTATTCCTCATCCACTCTGTCACATCGTAAACCTTACCGTCTTCATCTATACAATTTATTTTTTTAGAAACAAGAAACTCTTGATTCCTCTCAATCACATCTTCTTGCGCTGAAGTTAGATTTCTTTTGTCTGTAGGGTAGGGGAAAAAGAAAGAACCATCTTTTAAGTCAGGCTCAAGTCTTTGTATCCTGTCTTTCTTAGATTGTGAGCCCCCGCCGCCTACCCAGTTTAATTCGTAAATAGGAAATGAGCTTCCCTCAATAGTCATCATTTGTTTGAAATGATCTATATCGGACTGAGCACCGTAGCGCTCGTAGCCGATCTTTACCTCTCTAACACCCTGCGCTCTTTTCCATCTTTTGCGTATCTTTTTTAGAGTATCCCATCTTTCTGATAACTGAAGACGATGACATACGCCATCTAAAAGATACTTGTTATAGTTCGCATCCACCCCAACAACTGCTATTGCTGTTCTATTTGATGTCTTGCTTTTTGAGTTAGCGGGATCAACCATGATATACACATTCATAGTGTACGGTCTTATTTCCCACTCATTCCACCATTCTGTTTTAAAAGCAAGGTCGGAACCGGCAATAGGATTCAATAACTGCTGACAAGCAACCACATAAGTAGAAGTGGTTTTCTTTATCTCTTCCCATCTTTCCTTTTCAAGAAAGACAGGCTCTCCATCCATCTGCCCGTTATGGGTGGCAGGGTGTATACGCGGCTTTACTGCAGCCCGTTGGAGAATAGTACCATAGGTGTCTCCATATGAATATCTTGTGCCAGCGTATTGGAATCTTGGCCTATGAGTAGACCCCAGATTCAAGGAGAGCTCCCACTGAGTTGTTGTTTTTGCTATCTGTTCTGGTGTGTTTACTGCCTCTTGTACAACAACATCATCATAAATGATCAGGTTAAAGTGACGACCTGTTGGCTGTCCATCAACCAATCCATGCGCCTCAATAGTTTGTTCTTTAGGATTTGAACTTCTTTTTAAACAAATCCCTTCGTTCTCTGCCCATTTGGGAGCTTGTTGTCTTGGCTTCTCCCAAAGGATGTCAGGGTATAGTTCGCAGAGCTTTTGATTCCCCTCAAACTCCTGCATTATTTGACGGAGGAATGGCTTTGCCTGTTTTGCAGAAAAAGAAATTAATCCAATAGTGATCTCTGGATTGCATAAGACTTCTTGAACGCAACCAAGAAAAGTAATGATCGAACTCTTATAATGAAATCGAGCCCATAAATCTAAGTGTCGATCCCGGTCGCTCTCAACTTCCCTGCATCTGTCATAAATCCATGGATGCAACATATCATGGCGATTACAAAGAAACACACCAAGGTAATAACGATCAAGTTGACCCAGAGTCCGAATAAAAGAATCATCAATATTATTGTCACGGTGACAGTCAGCATACGCCTCCACCACAAGATGGTAAGGGGCGGACTGTGCCCATTCAGCAAATTGTTTCGCAGCGTCAGAGTTCTTATTATCAATATAGACGCTATCTGCTATAACAGGTAACACAGCCGCCCCTCATGATTTCTTATAACCAGCAGCATACGCAGCTCTCTGCTGGGCTTCTGCTTGTTTTTTGGTTGGATAACCTTTTCCTTTGCTTCCCCACTTCCATCCCTTTTTGCCTCCCTTCAAAGTTGTTCTTTGAATTGGCATTAAGTCTGTCTCCAAGATAACCAGTATCTAAGCTGATCGGGATTCTCGACCATCGCAATGATTTCTTCGTCGGTTAGTGTCTCAGTCCATTCAGCGGGATATAAAGCTTTAAATTGGGTTACTCTTTGGTCGGGAGCTCCGGGTGG